TTTATAAACTTCGAATTAAAACAAATCAATAACAAAAACAAAAAATAAAAAATGTCAGTAAGTTTAACACAATCAAATTATACCCAATTCGAAAAAGGGTTTTTCATAACCGAAGCGGTTATCGGATTAGACACAATTAACAAAGGTTTGGCATACGTTGCGCAAGGCGTACACAATGACCAATACGCGTTCCCTGTATTAACAGCAAACGTAGTTTTGAACCCAAGAACGGACTTGCCTGTCGATAACGACACGACCGTTTTATCAAATAGAACGATCACGCTTGGCGCGTTTGAAGCATTCGAAAAATTTGACCCGTCAATTTTCGAAAATCATTGGCACACAACCGAACTTGCAGACAAAATGTTATCACGTTCATTGCCTGCAACGTTTGTGAACTATTTAGGTTCATACTATACCGCAAAAACTTTCGCACCAATCGAAAGAATGATCCACGAGGGTTCAACGTCTTACACAACATCAGCAAGCACGCCCGCGTCAGCAAATTACTCAATCAAACATTTTGACGGTTTAATTAAACAAGCGTTAAACGCTACAACGCCGTCGGTTCAAGTTCCAACACCTATTGCATTGACAAGCGCGAACATTATCGCAAAAATGGAATTGGCTAAAAACTTAATGCCAAAAGCATTATTAGCAAGCGCAGACCGTTACAAAAAATTAAAATTCATCATGTCAGTTGAAGACGCGCAGAAATACGAAGACGCGTTGGTTAACACAACGTACAAAAACAACGACACGACCGAAGCGGGATTAAATAAATACAAAGGTTACACAATTGAAGTAACAGCGGGTTTACCTGAAAATACTTTTTACTTTTGTGAAGCGACTTCGCAAGTAACTTCAAACATTCAATTGGCGGTTGCGTCTTTGGATAACCTTTCGTTCATTGTTGACCGTTACGTTTCTTATGCGCAATTATGGTTTTACAAAGCGATTGCAAAAATGGGCGTAGGAATTGCAAAACCAAGCGAGTTTGTAATTTACACAACGAAAACCCTTGCGAATTTCAACGCATAATTTGAAAATATAGTTTTAAGATAACCGCCTTTAAAATAGGCGGTTTTTCTTAATTATTTCACAATCATAAAACCAACAAAAAAAATGGCTTTAAACAACATTAGTTTTGTAAAAGGAAAAGGCGGACTTGGGCGACCATTGGCGGGCAAAGACTATATTAGTGGACTTTTGTTTTATACCAACACATTGCCGAGCGGTTTTACTTCAACAAACAGGATAAAACAAATTTTTTCAGTAGCCGACGCCGTAGCGTTAGGAATTGGGAAAGATTATGCAGACGAAACGCAAGCGACGGGGGTTTATACAATCTCAAACGCAGGGGCAACAGGCGACAGCATTACATTAAAATACACCGAACCAACAAAAACGGTTGTTTTAGGGACTTATGTAAAATTATCAACGGACACAACGCCTTTATTAGTTGCGACGGGACTTGTTAGCGCAATCAACGCGGGTTCGTTTACACATGGATATATTGCAACGATTGGACTTGCAGGGGCGTTGACAATCAAAGCAAGAAAAGGACTTGGAATTTATGCAAATACCGCAGGACTTTTAACCGCTACAATTGCGGGAACAATTGCGGGAAGCGTTACGACACCGTTTTCGGGCGGGGTTGCGTCTTTACAGGCGACATGGTACTATCATATTTCGGAATTTTTTAGAATTTCGCCAAAAGGTTTTCTTTGGTTAAATTTCCAAGCCGTTCCAAGTTCGTACACATACGCAGAAATACAACCATTTCAAGAGTTTACAGGTGGCGCAATGCGTCAATTGGGAATTTTTGTTGACAGCAAAGCGTTAGCAGTTTCGGACACAACAGCAATTCAGGCAATTTGCAACACATTAGATACAAATAAAATGCCTTTATCGGTAATTTATGCGGGGGACATCAAAGCGGTTGCAAACGTTTCAACGTTGACGGATTTGGCTACATTTTCAAACAACAAAGTTTCAATCGTTGTTGGTCAAGACGGCGCAGGACAAGGAAACGAAATTTTTAACGCGACAGGCAAATCGGTTACAACATTGGGCGCAACACTTGGGGCGGTTTCATTGTCAACAGTAAGCGAGAACATCGGTTGGGTTGGTAAATTTGACATGTCAAACGGCATTGAATTGGATACTATAGCATTTGCAAACGGGGTTAATTTTACGGACGCGTCAGTTTCAACAACGTTATTGGACGCAATCGATTTAAAAAGATACGTATTTTTGCGAAAATTCCCGAACAAATCGGGTTCATTTCACAATGATAGTCACACCGTTATTTCGCCGTCAAGCGATTACGCGTTTATTGAAAACAATAGAGTAATTGACAAAGCAATAAGAGGAGTTGACGAAGCGTTGACGCCGAGTTTAAATAGTCCGTTATTATTGAACGAAAACGGAACATTGGCAAATAGTACGGTTGCATTTTTAACGGGTCAGGCGTCGGTTATTACCGATCAAATGGTAAGGGACGGCGAAGCGTCAGCGATTGGCGTAACAATAGACCCAAACCAAAACGTTGCAAGTACTTCAAAAGTAATAGTAGCAATTAACATTGTACCGATAGGCGTAGCGCGAAATATCGTTGTTAATATCGGCTTTAAAACATCATTATAATTATGGCAACACCATTAATAAACGGTATCAATTACAGTTGGGCAAACGTTAAGGTTATTTTATTCGGCGTTCCTGTTGTGGGAATTACAAAAATCGAATACAAAACCAAACAAAAAAAGGAAAACCAATACGGCGCAGGTTACGAACCAATTTCGCGCGGTTATGGCAATAAGGAATACGAGGGAAGTATTGAAATTTATTCGGACGAATTAAAACGAATAATTGCAAGCGCACCAAATAACGATTTAATGCAAATACCGCCGTTTAAAATTCACGTCCTTTTTGAAAGTGGCGCGGGGGTTTTAGTAACGGAAGACATTTTAAGCATGTGCGAATTTACCGAAGAGGGTTTGACAGCGTCGCAGGGCGATACAAAACTTTTAGTATCTTTGCCGTTAGTTATCGGGCAAATAAGCCGATAAATTAAAAGAAACAATAAAACCCGTCAAAAAAGGCGGGTTTATTTCACTAAAATTTTAAAATTATGGAAGCAGAAAAAAAAGCGGAAGCGTTAAGCGTTAAGTTAAATTGCAAAGTATTGCCAATTGTATTTCACGATCAGGAAACAGGCGAGGACATTATCGGTTTTATTAAAGAACCGTCACGAATGGTAAAACTTCGGGTTATGGATAAGGCAATGACCGCACCCGTCACAGCGTCGGCGGAATTATTCGATAGCATTTTTATAGAAGACGAAAGCGACAAACGTTTTTTGTCCGACGATAAATATTATTTAGGCGCAACAATGGAAGCATTTAAAACGGTTGAAATGGCGGTCAATACTTTTAAAAAAAAATAGAAGACCATACCATAAACGAGCAAAGTAGCGAGGAAACGAAAATGATTGCGTTACTTCGCTACTTTTCTCATTTTACGTTGGACGTAGAAAATATGACGGACGACGAATTGGCGAAAAATTGGGGACAATTACAATTCGCATTGAAACAAACAGGACAATACAATAATTAATATGGACGATCAAATAAGGTACACCGTAACGGTTAACGACATGTTATCGGGCAGGTTGCAAAGCATGAACCAAAACGCAAACGTCTTAAATTCGTCAATGAGTAGTTTAGGAAATGCAGTTGCGGGCGCGTTTTCAGTTTATGCGATTTCATCTTTTACAAAATCAGTTGTTAACGCAGGAACAACCGTTGAAAATGCAACAACGGGATTGACAACGTTATTAGGCGACGCAGGCGAAGCGACGCGAGTAATACAAAACACAATGGACGACGCGTCAAAAACGCCTTTTGCGTTTGAGGGTTTATTGTCAGCAAACAAAGCGTTAATTAGCGCAGGAATTGGGGCGGACAAAGCAAGGGCGGACGTTTTGAATTTAGCCAATGCAATTTCAGCAACAGGGGGCGGAAATGACGAATTGACGCGAATGGTTGTAAACATGCAACAAATTAGCAATTCAGGACGCGCAACGTCACAAGATATAAAACAGTTTGCATACGCAGGAATTAACATTTATAAAGTTTTATCAGACGCAACAGGACAACCAATTGCAAAAGTTAAGGAAATGGGCGTTTCTTATGACATGCTAACAATGGCGTTGGCAAAAGCGCACGAAGAGGGCGGGATTTACTACAACGGTTTGGAAAACATGGCGGGAAATACAAGCGTTAGAATTTCGAACGTTGGCGACGCTCTTTTCCAATTTATGAACGATATTTTTGTCCAATCAAA